ATCATCGGTAAGGGACAAAACGAGGGTAAAGTTCTGCGGGAAAACTTCTTACGTAAAACTCCTGCTTTGCGTTATCTTAAAGAAGCTGTCGAGAAGGCTTCTAGTCGTGGATACCTTGTAGGTTTGGACGGAAGACATCTTGTAGTCCGTTCTCAACACGCAGCATTAAACACCCTGCTTCAGTCTGCTGGGGCTTTAGTTATGAAGAAAGCCGCTTGTTTTCTTTGGGAAGCCTATCGTGGAGTTTTTCCTTGGAAGTTTGTAGCTAACATCCATGACGAATGGCAGATCGAAGTAGAAGAAGCCTCTGCTGAAACCATTGGAAAAGCATCGGTTCAGGCTATTAGAGATTCAGGCGACTATTTTAATTTCCGTTGCCCCTTGGACGGAGAGTTCCGTATCGGAAATAATTGGGCAGAAACACATTAACATGAAAAAACCTAAAGAAACTGAATTAGCTTACATTGGGGGATATATAGACGGTGAAGGATGTATCAGATACGAACAATACAGTCCTAAAATAAGTTTAGAAAGTTGTAACCCTTATCCTTTAAACTTTTTGGCTACTGTTTTTCCTCAATCCGTTGTTAAAAAACAAAGCCGATTAACAAAAAGAGGTAAACCTGTTTATAGGCTGTGCTACAACGGAGTTAATGCCCTTAATATTTTATCCTTAGTTATGCCTTATCTTATCGAAAAGAAAGACCAAGCTGAAAAAGTAATACAAATTGACCAACTTAAAAAAGAACTCAAAGAAGCTAAATACCGTAAACATAAATGAAAAGAACACTACTAATAGATGGCGATACAATCGCATACCAACAATCAATTATATCAGAAGTTCCGGTAGATTGGGGTGATGGGTTTTGGACTCTCCATAGCTACGCAAAAGAAACTATTGCGGCTGTGGAAGACCGTATCTTTAACTATCAAAAAGACTTGGAAGCTGATGAAGTAGTTATTGCCCTTTCAGATTCCAAGAACTTTCGGATGGGGATTCTCCCGACCTACAAAGAAAACCGTAAAAAGAGCCGTAAACCCCTCTGTCTTGGGGATGTCCGTGAACACCTTATCTACAACCACAAAGCCGTGATTATTCCTACCCTTGAGGCTGATGACGTTATTGGCATCATGGCTACCGAAAACACCCACAGGAACACGGAGTTCATCATTGTGGGTATTGATAAAGACTACAAAACAATCCCAGCTAAAAGCTACAATCCAAACAAACCGGATTTGGGTATTTATGAACAAAGTCCTTTGGAAGCTGACCGCTTCTGGATGATGCAAGCTCTTATGGGTGATGCTGTGGATGGTTACAAAGGGTGTCCGACAGTTGGGCCGAAGAAAGCGGAAACCATCCTTGGGGAACTCCAAGACTTTGACTCCATGTGGCTTAAAGTTGTGGAAACTTATGAAAAACAAGGACTTACACGACTTGATGCTTTGGTCAATGCGCGGGTAGCCCGAATCCTCCGGTTTGGAGATTACAACAAGAAAACAAAACACATAAATATATGGACACCAAACATTTAACTCCAACTCGTGAAGACCTGAAATCAATGGTCTGTGGTATGATTGAAAAAGTCATGGAAGGAGGACAAGCCAAGCATGGGGAACATATCTGGTTCCTCAAGGAAACGGTTCGTCACCACGCAGATAGGGCTTCCCGACACGCTTTAACAGCCGCTATGCGCTGGGAAGGGGATGAGTCTTGTGTAAGTGATGGGGAAACAGCCATAGACCACATGGAACGGAGTATCGTTAGGGGGCTGTTTGCTCTTGCCAAAATGAAAAGCATACCTTATGGTCACTAATTAAATGGACGAAACCCCTCCAATTCCTAAACAACTTATTGATTGGTTATCGGAACGTATTCCAGACCGTTGCGCTTCTCTTGACCAATCCGATAGGGAAGTCTGGTTTAACGCTGGGAAAAGAAGTGTTGTCAATTTCCTTGTTGACAAATACAACGAACAAAACCAAAACATTCTTCAAAAACTTTAACCAATAACTATTTATTATGTGTATGTCACGAGGCCCATCAGGGCCAAACCAATCTTTAATGCGGCAACAGCAAGAATCTATGCGTAAGCAAGAGCAGCTTTTGGAGCAACAGCTTAATGAGGCAAGAGTTTCTACGGCAGCTATGAAAGAGCAAAATCGGGTAGCAAGAGAACGATCTGAAAAAGCTATGTCTGAAGCTGAAGAAAGACGTAAAGTGTCTGAAGAAAACCTTCAGATTAAACAAGCTAAAACAGAAGCTATTCAAACTAAAGTAGCTTCTAAGATTTCAGATAAAACACGAGGAAGGGCGGGATTAAAAATTGAAAAATCGTCTCCTGTGTCTTCTTTTTCAAACCCTATTGAATCTCTTGTAAATTTACCTGTTTAATATGGATTTTGGAGGGGCTAGTCATTATTTCGGAGAACGAGCTAAACTAGCTCCTCAAACTTTTTTTACAAAAAGAGGGAATCAAACTTGGGGATATGAAAGAACCGAATTTGGTGGCCCTTGGCGTGGTTTTAACCCAGAACAAAGAGCTAAAGATGAAAGAGAAGCCAAAGAAGCGCACGAGAAACGAATGTTTGAGTTAAACACGGCAAAAGAATGGTATTCAATGTCCGAAGAAGGGAGAAAAGAAATTGGTTCAAAGTTATTCCCATCTTTAGTTACTCCAGAGGGAGGTTGGACAATGGAAAAACTTGTTGAATCTGGGGTTTTTTCTAAATCAGCATTATCTCAGCCAGTATCTTCTTTTTTCAGGACTAATGATACAACTAACCGCATGGGTGTTATTCGTAGGACAGATACGGATTTTGAGAATAACCCTATTTTTTCTTTTATTGGTAAAGAAGCTGCGCTTCCTTCTACTGGTGTTGATTCTCTTTCCGAAATAAGAAAATTTTCTCGTTTAGCCAGCGAAGAAGGTTACTTCCAAGAAAACAAAGAATTGACAGAATTTATCACTGGAATTGGGAGAGAAAGTCAAACTCAGCTAAGTAAGATGACTTCCAAAGCTATTGAAACGGCTAAATCTAAAGCTGTTCAACAAAAAGTCGAATCAGCACAGACTATGCCAACTTCCAGCCGAAGTTCACTTAAACGTGGTCTTTCCTCATCTGAAAAAAATAACTTGCGTGTCGGAGGAATCGAAGATACACAAGAAGAAATCGTAAACATACCTACTTAATATGCCTATCCAAACTACCCCTAATCCTTATGGTCTTAATGGAGCCGTTGTCGAAACCGGAACGACTGCTGTTGCTGGCCCTTTTTACGCTATTCAATGTCTTGACGATACTGTGTTCGCTTCCGTAACCGTTAATTACGAAGGAGATGCAATTACTGGTGTCACCATCCCCAAAGGAACCGTTCTTTACGGTGATTGGGATGGGTTTACTCTTACCAGTGGTAAAGTTATCGCTTACAAGATGAGCTTCTAATTATGCCTAATCTTGGGTTACAGCTAACCAGAACTGCGAATATCTTTTCGGGAGCTAGTTTCCTCCCAACCGACCTACCAGAGCTTGAGCTTTGGTTGGATGCTAACGAGGGTGTGCTAAATTTTGTTGGTAACAATTTCACTGATGCAACTGCTAGTATTGAAGTTGTTTGGTCGGGAGTTACTTCCGGTCAAACCGCTTTTGTATTAAACCAGATAAACGGAAAAAATAGCTATGGTTCTACAGCTGGGGGGATAGGTTTATATATTCAATTTAATGGAACTCGCTGGTTTGTAGAAGGGTATGACGTTAGTGGTGAGGATGTTCAATATTTAGGGGTTTCACTAGCATCTTTAGGTAACGAAGATTATCCGTGGCAAGCAACTTGGCCCTCTGGAACCACAGTAACCCGCACAGCCACAACAGTTGATGACCCTGCCGCAAATGACGAAACAGTTACGCGATGGGACAACTTGGTTTCCGGTAAACCTAATTTGTCCCAACTCTCCGCAAACCTCCAACCTGTTTTCAAGTCTAATGTCAACGGACGGAAAGCGGTGTTTTTCAATGGAGATGTTTTGTCAAGTTCTGAGTTCTCCTCTTTTGGGCAGCAATACTCTTACTATTTAGTAGCGACAAATTTAGCGGGTTCTAGCGGTTCTATTTCTGGAGCTATCCGACTTGGAACTAGCTCTATAACAACTAGGGGTATGTTTGGGGGAACCGGAACTTTTATAGGTGCTCACAACGGAACATCTAGGGTATCAACTTTGTCAAATGATGCTGGTGGGCATAACATCTGGTCGGCTCGCTTCAATGTAGGAAATAGCGGAGAAGCTATCGTTGGAAGCAAAAAAACCCACCAAACACTTGCTAGTGTTGGAACTTCGTCAGCGAACTTCTCTACACTACTTTTGGGGGCTACAAACTCAGCTGGAGCAAATGCTATAACGTCAAATTACAGTGAAGTTCTGGTTTACCGTGCTTTCCACGACGAAACAACAGCCAATAAAATCATTGATTACCTTGCCGCTAAATGGAGTATAACTCTATGAGGACTTACAAAATTCACCAAGACTATTACCCAGATTTTCAACAAGCCGTTGACGCTACTTTTGAAGATTTGCTCATCAAGACAGGTAAATGTGAAAACGTCTTCCCCCCTGAAATGGAAGCGGATGAGGACGGTTTTATTGTCTTTAATGTTAAGGATTGGCTTTACAATCTCCCTTATATGCAACAGTTTTTGAGCTTACTTGACGAAATCAAACCTTAACAAAATACCTAATCATGGACATCATCAATCTTATCACCCTTCTTTCTTCTCTTAACTGGCTTGAGATTGTCGGAGCAATCACGACCATCCTAACCGTTCTTATAGCTATTTTTGAGTTTATCCCTAGCGAACAGCCTGAGAAAACTCTCAAAGCAATCGTCGCTTTTCTGGAAAGGTATTCACGTAAATGAGCCTCTACGCAAACATGAACAAACGTAAAAAAGCGGGAACTTCTCGTCCTAAATCGAAGTCCACAATTAGCCCTAAGATGTATTCTTTGATGATTAAGAAAAAAGGCGGGTTTGCTTCTAAAAAAAATAAATGATTAAGACTTGCTTGTTGAGTATCGTTTCTGCTTGTCTCCTAACCGGATGTGCTGGTTTGGGAGTTGGAGTTTCTTATTTTGAGAACGGAACTGAATACTCTGCAACTTATTCTGACGGTAAAACTGTTGTGTCAGCAATCAAAGATGGTCGAAAAATTTCAGTAAACGTAAAAAAACCAAATGGCTAAAGAATCTTACAGTAAAGTCTCACTTCCCACCGAAAGCGTTGAATCCCAATCTAAAGAGGGAACTGCGGCTTCTTTGTATGCTAGTTTGGAAAGCAATCGTCTCACCTTCCTAGACCGTGCTAGGGACGCTTCCAAGCTAACCATCCCCATGCTTATCCCTCCTGCTGGTTACGGTGAGCACACAAAATATGATACCCCTTTTCAATCCATTGGAGCACGAGGCGTAAACAACCTTTCTTCCAAGTTGCTAATGGCTCTGTTCCCCCCGAACAGCCCTTTCTTCCGTCTGGTCATTGACCCTTACATCCTAGCTAAAGAAGCTGGGGAGGATGCGGATAAGCTCAAAACGGAAATGGATAAAGCCTTGAGTAAGATTGAGCGTATTGCCATGCAAGAGGTTGAAACCACAGCTATCCGTGTTGGAGCCTATGAAGCTCTACGTCACCTTATTGTGGCTGGTAACGTCCTTGTCCACACCCCTGATGAGGGTGGTTTGCGTGTTTTCCGTATGGACAGCTATGTGGTAAAACGTGACCCTTCTGGGGCTGTGACACATATTGTAGTCAAAGAACGTGTCAGTCCCATGACCCTTCCCCCCGAAGCTAAAGCCCTTTGCTACTCTACCGAAGAAGAACATGGTTCCAAAGAGTATGTTGATGTTTACACCAAAATCTGTCTTGAAGAAGATGGTGAGTCTTATGAAATCTACCAAGAGATTAACGGAGAAGTGGTTCCCGAATCTCATGGTGTTTATCCTGAAGGTAAACTTCCTTGGATGGCTCTCCGCTTTAACCGTATTGATGGAGAAGACTACGGAAGGGGTTTTGTTGAGGAATACATTGGAGACTTGCGTTCCCTTGAAGCCCTTTCCCGTGCTGTAGTTGAGGCTACGGCTGCTGCCAGTAAGGTTGTGTTCATGGTGAATCCCACCGGAACCACACGGATGAAAACTCTTGCTGAAGCCCCCAACGGAGCGTTCATTAGCGGTATCGCCACAGATGTTACTACCCTCCAAGCCGACAAACGTGCTGATCTTTCTACGGTTATTGCTTTTACTCAGGACATCCAAACTCGTTTGTCCTTCGCTTTCCTTCTTAATAGTGCGGTTCAACGTAATGCGGAACGAGTCACGGCTGAAGAAATCCGGTTCATGGCTCAAGAGTTGGAAACAACCCTTGGTGGTGCTTATTCCATTCTAAGCCAAGAGTTCCAGCTTCCTCTTGTTCGTCGGCTTCTTGACCGTCTTAACAAACAGAAGCGTATGCCTAAACTTCCCAAGGAAGTCGTTAAGCCTATGATTGTCACAGGCGTTGAAGCCCTTGGTCGTGGTAACGATTTGATGAAGCTAGATCAATTTCTGGTTGGTATCCAACAAGCTCTTGGCCCTGAAGCTATGCGTTATATCAATCCTTCTGAATACCTTTCTCGCAGGGCTGCTGCTTTGGGTATTGATTCTGAGGGACTTGTGAAGACTCAAGAAGATTTGGCTATGGAACAACAAGAAGCTGAACAACAAATGCGTCAGCAACAAATGACAGCTCTGGCTCCTGACCTCATTAAAGGTGTTTCCCAAGTTGCTAGTTCTACCCCAGAAACAGCCACAGCCATGACCAGCATGATTAGCCGTGGATTGGCTCAAGCTCAAGGTAGGGAATCTGAACTTCCCCCGAATTTGGAAGGGTTTACTCCCCCTTCTGCTCAAAAGAAAACTAAATAACATAACTAAAAATGACTAATACCATCGAAATTAAGTCTGAAGAAACTGGTGCTGATGCTCCGGTTTCAGAAGATTCCAAGCAAACGCCTAATACTCCTGAAATTGAACTGGTTAATCAGGGAGGCGTAACTGTTGCTCGTCCAAAGCAGGAAAGTGAAGATACTCCTTCCGAACGTCCTGAATCACTTCCTGAGAAGTTCAAATCAGTTGAAGACTTGGCTAAAGCCTATGCCGAACTAGAAAAGAAACTTGGACAACCCAAAGAAAAAACTGAAGATTCTAAAGAAAATGAAACACAACAAAGTGATAGTAAAGAAACCAACGAGGGGGAAAAAGAGAGCGAGAAGTCCGAAGACAAAACCGAAGACGCTCCAAAAACCCATGACCTCTCAAAATTCTCCGAAGAATGGGCTGAAAAAGGGGAACTCTCTGAAACCAGTTACGAAGAACTACAAAAGCTGGGATACCCTAAAGAGTTTGTGGACACTTACATTGAGGGTTTTCAAGCCCTTCAAGACCGTCAAGTAGGTGAAGTTTACAAAACTGTTGGTGGAGAAGATAATTACAAATCAATGATTGAATGGGCTTCCAATAGCCTCTCTAAAGAGGAAGTTGATGCCTACGATTCAATGGTTACGTCTGAAGACTCTACCCAAGCTAAACTAGCTGTCAAAGGGCTATGGTCACAGTATGTAGCTGCAAACGGTAAACAGCCCAAACTCATTGGAGGTAGTCAAGGTGGGGCTTCTAGCTCTACCTCTCCCTTCCGTAGCACGGCTGAAGTGGTTAAAGCTATGAGTGACCCTCGTTATGCTAATGATTCTGCTTACCGTAAAGACGTTGAAAAACGGCTAGAAATTTCTGATGTGTTGTAAAATAGACGTTGACAATCTAATTACCTCATATTAAAAGCATTTAACCGAAAAAACACATAAAGGAGAATTAACACTCTCTTTGACCCCTTGCGAGGGACAATCTTAGGTGAAGTTTTAGTGCTCTCTAACGTGACAATAACCGGAAAACCAAAAAACCTAAAACATCTAACATAGAAAGAAATAAACTACTATGGCTAATGGCGATACTACTGTCTCTCGTTTGGGACAGATCAACCTTGCTAATGACGCTTATGCTCTTTTCTTGAAGAAATTTGCGGGTGAGGTTCTCACGAGTTTCACGACTGAGAACATCATGATGCCGTTGCATACGGTTCGCACGATTTCCAATGGCAAAAGTGCTCAGTTCCCTGTTACCGGAACTGCGTCAGCTAAATACCACACTCCGGGTCAGGACATTCTGGATGCTGGTAACACCTACTTGTCCCAAATCCGTCACGGAGAACGAGTTATCACGATTGATAACCTTCTGCTTTCCTCGACCTTTATTGCTCGTATTGACGAGGCGATGAACCACTATGATGTGCGTTCCATCTACTCGACTGAGCTTGGTCGTGCGTTGGCTCAGAAGTTTGATAAGACTGTTTTGCAGGTTCTTATCAAGTCGGCCTCTGAAACCGAAGCCTTCACTGGTAGCGGAACTGGCACGATTCTCAATAAGGGAACGGCTGTTCGGACTGGTGCTAACCTCGCCGCTGCGATTTACGAAGCTGCCCAGACTCTCGACGAGAAGAACATCCCCTCGGATGGTCGCTACGTTGTGGTCAAGCCCGCTGAGTATTATGCTCTGGTGCAGGAACTCTCGGCTCCTGTTAAGCCCTCCCCTGTCGGTTCGTATGTGAACGGTGATGTTGCCGTGGTTGCGGGTATCCGCATCTACAAGAGCAACAACCTCCCCACGACCAACTTGGGTGCTCAGGAATCAGGAACCAACACCAACTACAATGGTAACTTCACTGATACCGTTGCGGTGGTCGGTCACAAGGCTTCTGTTGGAACTGTCAAGCTCCTTGATCTTGCGGTGGAATCGGAATACGAGATCACTCACCAAGGAACCTTGATGGTGGCGAAATACGCGATGGGTCATGGTGCTTTGCGCCCTGAGACTGTTGTTGTGATTCGTTCGGCTTAACATTTGGGGGGTGTCCCAAGATTTTAATACGGTTTTTGCTCATTTTACCGTATCTCTGGGACACCCCACCCAAAACAAAATGATTGAAAATGATTCTCTTTAAGATTAAATAACGTCCATGTCCCTTTCCCTTACTTCCAGACTTGAAGCCGTCAACTCCATGCTTATGTCTATTGGGGAAGCCCCTATAAACCAATTAGACGGTATTACTGTGGATGCCGCTATTGCTGAAGCTACACTTGATGAAGTAAGCCGTTCGGTTCAGTCTATTGGATGGCATTTTAACACAGAAAAAGATTTCCCCCTCACTCGTTCGGTTGATAACAAAATCCCACTTACTTCTGATATTGTCCGTGTTGATCTTATTTCCCACGAATACCTAGACATTGATGCAGTCCAACGTAACGGATTTTTGTATAACCGCAAAAGCCATACCTTCTTTTTCGACAAAGATGTAAAAGCTGAAGTTGTTCGGCTTCTTGAGTGGGATGACCTTCCTCAACCCGCCAGAACCTACATCATTGTTAAAGCTACTAGGATGTTCCAAACTCGTGTTGTTGGTAGTGATACCCTTGCTGGTCAGTTAGCTGCTGATGAACTTTCTTCTCTAGCTGTTCTTAAAGAGTTTGACGCAGACACCGGAGATCACACAATTTTTGATAACTACAGCGTTGCTCAAGTTCTTGACCGATAACTAATTATGTCTCTTGTAAACGTAAATGTTCCTAACCTTTTAAATGGTGTTAGCCAACAAGCTGACCCACTTAGGTTTGTTACTCAAGGTAAGGAACAGATTAACGGAATGAGTTCCATTGTCAGCGGCTTAACGAAACGTAACGGAAGTGAGTATCTTCACACACTCTGTAAAATGAGTATTAGGGACAGAAACCCTTACGTTCATTTTATTAACAGAGATAAAAATGAAAAATACGTAGTTCTCATGTATGGGGGATTAGAGTCTTCACTAGACCCTCAAACTGATTACGGACACTTGCGTATATGGGACATCAATACTGGACAAGAAAAACGAGCATTTAATAGGTATGAAGATGATTCTCTTATTGCTGCTGGTAGCGCGATTATTTCGTATGGAACTTCTGCGGGACAAAATAGCTCTCTCACAACTTACGATGAATTTAATTTAACAAACCCATCTGGAATTTCCTATTTTATAGGGAACAACCCTAAGAAAAACATCAAAGCGTTTACTGTAGCAGATACTACTTTTATTCTCAATACCGGAAGGAGTGTAAGAACAACCCCAGCAACCCGCCCAGCCAGTTTAACGAATAAAACTGTAAACAGAGTTGGAACCACAGCAACCGTAAACTTGGGGTCTGGAGTCTCAAATTCTGACGTAGAAATCGGAGAAATTATTCAAGTTTTGGGAACTACAGCTTTGGCTGGAAGTGTTCGGGTAACAGGTAAGCCCAATGGAACCAGCTTTACTTTTGACACTTTAGATGTCGGGCCTCTTACTTACCTTAACAACGTGTCTTTTGAAAAAGGAGAAAGATTGGTTCCGTTTGATATGCCCCATACTCTTATCAGACAATCAGATGGAACATTCCTTTTGGAACGTAATTATTGGGATGCTAGAGGAACCGGAACAGCTTCATCCAACCCTAATCCTTCTTTTGTAGGTAAAAAGATAAACGACATTTTCATGTATCGTTCTCGTTTGGGTTTCCTTTCAGACGAGAATGTGACCCTTTCCGAAAACTCTCAGTTTTACAATTTTTACAGAACTGAAATGAGCACGTTATTGGATTCAGACCCTATTGATGTCTCCACCAGCCACAGTAAAGTTACTGTTCTACATAATGCTGTTCCCTTCTCCGAAAGGCTTGTGATCTTTTCGGATGAGGCTCAATTTTACATGACGGCTGTTGACATTTTGACACCTAAAACAGCTTCAATCCAACAAACAACTGAGTTTACGGTAGATAAAAATGTTAAACCACTTGTTGTAGGTAAAAACATTTTCTTCCCTTTTTCTCGTGGTGAGTATTCAGGGATAATGGAATACTACGTTACTCAGGATACACTAGAATTTAATGGTATTGATATTACGTCAGCTATTCCTTCTTACATAAAAGGGAATATTACTAAAATCGTAGCTTCCAATAATGAACAAATTGTAGCTGTTTTAACTGATAATAAAAAAGAATTTGGAGACGATAAGACACTTTATATTTACAAATATTTTAAGACGGAAGACCAAAAACTCCAATCTTCTTGGTCTAAATGGGAATTTACTCAGGATGAAAAAATTTTAGGAATGGAGTTTATTGATAATTATTTATATCTTGTTGTTGACAAAACAAGTTTTGAAACTCCCCAAAACACTGATTTTCCAAGATTTCAAAGCGTTCAACTTTTAAAAATAAACATTCAAGACTTTTACTCAGATGAACAGTCTGATTTTTTTGTGAAATTGGATAAAAAATTTGATGACACAAAGTTGTTATCAAAAAGCTATAATTCTGTTTTAGATGAAACAACTTTTGTTTTACCCTTTGATGTTGAAGAATATAGTAACCTCCGTGCAGTAGAAAAAGCAGAAACAAATAGAGTAGAATACGTTTTTGATTCTTCCCCTGAAAATGATGCTTTAATTTTTAACGACGAAGGAACAGATGTTATATTAACAAACAGGGGAACATCTACAGTAATAAATTCTGTTTTTAGCTCGTCAAGTTGGCCTATTAGTTTGACTTCTGGGGGAAATCCCGGCCCATCTAGGGGAACAAGAAGTATTTATTCCACAACTGCAACTTATCCTCCTGAAAATGGATACGTTTGTCACATTTGTTCATTTGCTGGAAGAACACAAAATACGTCCTTTTTAGACCCAACTACTGTTCATTGGGTTATAGAAAAATGGCAAAATTATAGACTACTAAAATACGCTATTTCTCGTCCGTATCCCGATATTTATGCTTCAAATTGGGAATCTTCTGCTGACCCTTTATTTACGTTTGGAACTGCCCTTAGTTTTGCCTCCCCTAACCTACCTCAAAGCCTTCCGCAATACCCTTGGGACGTTGATGTTTGGTATTCTGAAATTATCAGCCAAACCTCACCTTCAGTTACGTTTCCTAGATTAAACCCCGTTAATGGTAGCGTAGCTTTTGGTGGAACTGTCCCTAAAAACACACAACCACGCCGCAGACCGTCTTCAACTATTTTTTTAGACGATACAGTTACAGGGAAAATACATAAATTTTACGGAGAAATAACTATTACTATTCTAGACCCCAGCTACAACGTCAATTACGCGTATTTAAGTGTTAAAGCTAAAGGCGATCTAACTAAAACACCGCTTTGGTTTGGGTTTTTGTATGATTTTCGTTACGAATTTTCAAACCCAATGCTTCGTCTTGCTTCCGGTGGAGCGCAAAGGACGGCTGTATCAGATGGACGTTTTCAAGTTAAAAATGGAAACCTTACTTTTAACGATAGCATTAGTTTTGACATTGAGGTCACTGCTCCCTTCCGAGATAAAAATATCTACAAATTCTCTAACTATACTCTAGGTAGGGGGGATTCAATTTTAGGAAATCTCCCAGTTAAAAGTGGTTCTTTTAGGTTCCCTGTGTTGAGTCGTAATGACAAAGAACTAAAAGTAGAGATTGTAAACAGCACTCCTTTCCCCTCGTCATTTATTTCAATGGATTGGGAAGCCTTTTATTCAGCAAGAGCCAGACGTATTTAACAAATGAAACTGAGCTACAAGACCTGTAAAATCCGTAAGGCTACTTTTGAAGATGCCGATTACCTCGGCCCAAAACTCCGTCCTGAAGACCTTCTTGAGATTGAGAGCTTCCGTCCCAATATCGAACCCTCTGAAGCCCTTACTACTGGTGTGGAAATGTGTGGGGAAAGGTGTTGGACTGTTACCTGTCTGAAAAACAAACCCATTCTCATGTTCGGAGTAGCTCCGGTTATCCCCAACCTATTCGGAAGTATCTGGCTTCTGGGAACACCACGAATCAAAGAAATCCAATGGGAGTTCCTTCGTAACTGTCGAACCATCCTTGACGAGCTTCACGAGGGTTTTCCGATTCTTGGTAATTACGTATCCCTAAACAACCGTGTTCACGTTAAATGGTTGAAATTTATGGGATTTAAGTTTATTAACAAGCTAGACAACTTTGGAAGTTTGGGGTTGTCTTTCTACGAATTTATTCATATTAAAAACTAACCAGATATGTGTGAGCCAACAACTATTGCCATTACGTCAGCCGTCCTCACTGTAGCCGCTACCGCTACAAGTGCGTATATGCAGTATGAGGCACAAAACCAAGCTGCTGCTGCTGCCCAGCAACAAGCCAATTACATGACTCAGTTGGAGATTCAACGTATGAACGCTGAAACTCTCCAAATGCAAGTTCTTCATAGCCAACAAGAAGAATCTCAACTACTAGCCATGCGTAACCTTGCTGAAGATTCAATGCGAGCTTTGACCCTTTCCGAGACTCAATTTAAGCGTCAGATTGATGCTATGGATGTTGAATACAGCAAAGTTGCTCGCCAAACCAAAGAAGGAGCCGCTTCAGCCCTTGTTCGGGCTTCTGAAGGTGGTGTTGGAGGTCTTTCTGTTGGGGCTTTGTTGGCTGACTTTGCTGTTCAGGAATATGACGCTCGGCTAACGCTGGATAAGCAGTCTGGATACCTTTTGGAAGATTTTACCTTCCGTAACCAAGACATTAAAACC